CGCCGGTTCCGTGTTTGAGCACGTTGGCGGCGACGGTGCCGATCAGCGGCTTGCGCGCCATCGTGATCGGTTCAAGCGCGGGCTTTAGCGCCGTGCCCCAGCCGTCCCACTGCTGAGCTTCGGGGGTGGCGATTGGTGCTGCGCCTTTCCCCACATCGTTCGCGCCGCTGCGGTGCGTGTCCATGTTCGTGCCGACCGTGCCGACCTCGCGGCCGTCGCGCGCGCGCAGCTGCTGTGACCCGCTGCCGCCGTGCAGGATCGTCGCATCGATCGCCTTGCTCACTGATAAACTTTTCGGGAATCCTTGACCATAGACCCAGGCGATCATGTCGCGGATCTCAAACCCAGCATCTTCGATCGCGCATGCCATACGGTGTTGCGTGCGTGTGCCCGCGAACACGAGCAAGTATCCGCCCGGTTTGAGCACGCGAAAAACTTCGGCCCACAGTTCGACGCTCGGCACGTCGTGATCCCACTTCTTACCCATGAATGAAATTCCGTACGGCGGATCCGTCACGCACGAATCAATAGAGTTATCCGCAAGCGTGCGCAGCACGTCGAGCGAATCGCCGCACCTCAGATCGATGCTTGACTGCGTGGGCGGTGCTTTGCGTTGTTTGGCCATGCTGTACCTTGTCCGCTACTCTACGCTGTAGGGCGTTTGGCGTCACGCGTTCACTCTGCCGCCTCGATAGCCGCTGCCACGCGTGCACGTAAACTGGCGTCACTCTCGCGTTGCGCGACCCAATGATCGAAGCGCTCTTGCGACCCGTGCATTGACTCGCTTGAAGGCTAATATCCGCCACGCGTCAAGCCGTAGTGTTTCGCCCACACGTACAACTGGCCGACTTCGCCAGCGTCGCGGTTGCGCCATAGTTGGTCCGGTGTGAGCCCGTGTTGCTTGGGCAGTTCTGCGAGCAACTTGGTTGCGCGCTCACTCAGCATCGCGTCCACGCTCATGTCTTTGCCCCCAGTATGTGACGCGCAGTTTCATGTGCGGCGCTCACACGTTCGTTGAACTCCAATGTTTCAGCCTGCAACTGTATCAACACGTCGGTCACACTTTCCAACGTGCGGATCCTTTCGCGCAAGCGGTCTATCTCTGGTATGGGATTGTGCCCTAGCGGTGGACGCCACACTTCGCCACCAAGGTACTCGTACCGCGCGTTCTCAAGCGTACGAACAGCAGCGATCGATCGGATATCGCGGTCCTGCACATAACCCGGCGCAGCGGCTGGCGCGAGCATCTTACGCAGCATGCCAGCCGTGAGCGTGACGGGCATCGAATCAGACATTGAAGCTAGGTCGTTGCCCTCTGCTTGCCAGATCCACGCCCCGCTGATCGCGGACTGTGCAGCGGCCCTTGCCTCGTCACGCTCATCCTCAATTTCATCGCATTGTCGGATCGCTTGATCAGTCATCCCTTGTGCGTCACAGATCAACGCATTCAGAGTGATCATGCTAGATAACTTCGTGACCATGATCACACCAAGTCTTTCTGTTCCGCGATCCATCGCGTGATCACCAGCTTACCCACGTCTCCCTCGCGATATACCTCGCTGTCGTCATGGATCTGCGTTTGCGGGATCCACATTTCGCCGCACCGTTCGCAGATTGGGTCGCTCATGGCTTCGCCTCGACGTGCCCTAGCAGTTCCAATAAACGCTGAAGCGCACGCTGCGCCAAGTATGCCTCGTCTCCCACGAGGCCAGCGTGCTCGTCGTCGTCATCGTCCAAATGGCTGAGCGCTTCATAGATGCGGCCGCGCACGATCGAAAGCGCTTCGATGGCAGCTTTCCTGATAGTTGCTTCTTGGTGCCGATTCATGGCTCATGCTCCCCGCGCTCGATGGCGTCGGCTAGTAATGTCCGCTGCACTTCGATCGCTCCCCATGCGCTCGTAATATCGGGGTCGTCGCCCGCTTGCAGGCTTCGCAGCCACTTCACAATCTCGCCGCGCTCCCACAGCCTCCCGGTCTTGTAGCAAGCCATGCGCTCGTCTATCTCGTCTTTCATCGCTCATGCTCAAGATTCCGTTGCCGTGTTGCGCTCTGGCGAAACAGGCACACTCACCATCAGGCCCGCGTCGCGCATGTGCTTGCGAAGATCGCACAGCAGACTAGCAAGCCCCGTCAACGTATCTTCGTTCATGCCTCCAAGGCCGCAGCCGGTCACGCACATTGACAGTGCGGACGCGACCATGATCTCAGGCGGGACGTCGTGAATCTTCGCTTGCGCGAAACACGCCTCCATCAGCACCGAAACAGGCTGCGCTAAATCCAAGTCGGCGCGCAGCGTGCGACGCATGCTATCCGTGATCGCTTTGTCTCGTTCGTCCATGTGTTCTCCTACTGGCCAAGTACCGTCAACAGCTTGCCCGCGCAGTGTTCGTTCTTGAGGTTCGCTCGGATAAACGCACGCAAACTCTTGTGCGCCGTGCCCTCCTTTTTTGCGAGACGGAACATGCGGCGCGCTTGACGCATGCGCATGGGAGCGCGTGAGCGAGAATAGTTGTCGTTTGCTTGCATGCCTCCACTTACCGGATACCGCTGGCTTCTGCCGCAGTGATTGTGCGCGTGCTCTTCGGCCCCCGCCGATAGAACGTGTTCGCTGTTTTCGACGTGCACTTCACTGCGATCATGCGCGCTCGCGGCACGTCCATTGTGCCGCCCCAGTCTTCTGCGCCGTGGCATGGCGTAGGTACTTCGCCTGCATCTATGCGCACCACTAACTCGCGCAACGTGCGCCACCGCGCCTGCCACTTCGGAGTCATGCCGGGCACGTCGCCCCACGGATATAACCGCACCTTCTTAGACCGCGCAGACCCTTTGTCGAGTGCGCTGTACTGGCGCAACACAGTCAGCCACGATCCGCCAACGCGCTTTGCGCGCACTCGCGCAACGTCAACCTCTGCCGCGCAGTCTGCCTCGCTCCAGCCCGACTCAAGAAAACAGACTTGTGCCACCACCAGCAATCTGTTTTCGGTTTGTGCATGCGTGTGCGAAACACACAGACCCAACACAAGCGCTGCGACAGCGTGTTTGCCGTATCCCATAGTGTGCCTCCGTTATGATCAGACAAGCCAAGCGCGAGTAGAAAATCTCGCGATGTACGGACTGCCGTTTCGCATGCGCTGGTAATCAGGAAACGCGTTTGGCCTATTCGCGTTTGCGATCTGCAACGCATCGCTCGCAAGTTGATCGAGTGCGCACTCTGCGTTTCGTATGTGCTCGCTTGGCGTGTCGCAGCCAAGGCACAGCTTTGGCACATGCAGTATTTCAACTTCTGCCGACAGCCCGTCGTTGGCCACTACACAGATTGCCTTGGCGTCCGATGGACGCCACGTCACGCGGATATGAACCGCGCCGCTATAGCGATCGACCTTAAGCACGCGCGCCTCGTGGTGCGGGCACGTAGCCAAGATCGCGCAGCAGCTTCGCAACCTGATCACCAGTCAGGTTGGTGATCTCATGTATTTGCCGGAAGCGCGAGAAGTTGTCCTTCGCGCCGCGCAGCACCGCAAGCACGTACGGGTGCTCTGCGCGATTGAAGCCCGCGTCAAGCAACAGCCTCTCTCGCCGGTACGCCACGAAGTCCACGACCACTGCCGCTGCCACGCGTGGCGGATTGCTGTGCTTCATGTCGGATCTCCATGATGCGTGTCGCCAGCTTCCGTATTCCCATACGCATGCGCATGAACGTCTGCGGCGGCTACCTCACTCTGCGCACTGCGCAGCTTCACACAGCGTGTCCGCATCACAAGGATCTTGCGGCACACGCTCGCAAATACCAAACCTCTAACCGCTTGCTTCGGGTAAGTGCCCCGCGTCAACTCAGACACGATCAGCCAAAGCAATTCCACTTCTGATTCAGTGAAACTATTCGACGCACTCACACGTTGCCCAACTTTCATGGGTTTACATACCGGATACGTCAGCAACCGAGATCGGCCAGATCCCCCGCGACGAACGCGTTGATCTTGATCGGCCCAGCCGTCGTGTTGCTCACCTTCACTTGCGTGGTGCTACACGTCGCAAGAAAGTAGGACTTCACGCCGTACGCCACGGCGTTCGCAGTGGCGTCAGCAGGCCGCACAATCGCCAGCGGGCTTGTGCCGGGCTGTGCCGCCGCGCCCGCCGTTACGCCGACCACCAGGCCCAGCGCAGTCAGCACAGCCGGGTCTGTGGTGCCCAGCACCTCCACGGTGCTGCCGCCGCCTGTGGTGGGGCTGCGAAGCTCCAACTGCGTGCCTGCACGGTATGCAATCTGCGTAGCCACAAAGCCTGCGAGGCTTGCGAAGAAATTCACGCGGGCCAGAACCTGATCACGGGTCTGATCTGCGACGTCGAACGAAACCGCGACCGCCACACCGTCGATCAACAGGTCCAGCAGTTCGCCGCCCACGAACGCAGTCGGATATGTACCCGCCACACCAGTTACCACCGCGCGCGTTGCCGTGCCGCTGCCAAACGTGACAGAGAATTCGCCGTCTGCTTCAAGGTAGACCATGCGCGCTATCGCAATGTCGCCAAGCGCGATCACAACGTCCTGCTCACCTTCGATCAGGTCATACGTCCCGCTTGTGCCGCGCGCGAGCGTGTCGAGCACTTCATTCAACAGGTTGCCAGACCCGCCAAAGATCAGCGTGACCAGATCGTCGCTACTTGCCTGAATAGCTAGTTGTGTTGAAATTCGCATCACTTGCTCCAGTCAATGTCTATGTGCTGCTGCCCGTTTTTGTCGACGCGGATCGCCTTGCGCAGTGTCTCTACGGTGCCGCGTGCGTGAACCGTTGCCGCAAGCACGGCGCTCTGCGACTTCTCATAGCTATCGTCGCCGCCGTAGTCTTCGCCGTCGTTGTCGGGCGCGTCCATCGCAGGGTCCATCGAATCCGTATCCGACTGCGCGTCGTGCTGATCCTCGCTGCCATCCGACTCGCCCTCGCCTAGCTCTGCGTTTGGATCGCCGCCAGCCCCAGCCTGTGCAGCCTTGCCTTGCAGATACTGTAAGTACGTCGGATTCAGGATGATATCGCCGTTGGGATCCGGTGTCATGTCAAGCTCTGCGCGGATCTCGTTAACTGTCATCCACTTCTCGACTGCATCCTTGCGCCGCTCGCGCTCTTTCGTTTCGGCTTTCGCGTCCAAGCCGGTGAACGAAAACTCAAACTCGGGCACCAGTTCCCAGATCATGTGCTGATTGATCGCATCGCTTATGTGATCGGCCAGCGGAAACAAACCCTTGTCCTTTGACTCGGATACTTCGTTGGCGTTTGGTCGCGAATTGAAACCACCGCCGCGACCACCAGCGTTGAAGATGAAATTGATCTCAAGTGGGTCGATACCGTAGACAGCGCAAGTCAGCTTGGTGATCCAATCCATCCAACCCGCGTACTCCATTTCGCGGTTCGTGGAGTGCATGCTGTGCCACTGAATGTCCTCGGAATTGAGTATCGGAGTTTTCCAACTATTTTGAACTCCAGCTACCATCGCGTACCACATTCTCCGAAATGCCCGAAGCTGACGATCGGGGATCGCACCCTTGATATTTAGGATGCCTTTGATCGCAGAACCCTGCGTAAAGAAGCGTGCGTTGTACTCAAATCCGTAGAGCCACGCAGTCACCAAACGCAGTATCTGCTCTGTGGGCGCGAAGCCAAAACCGTTCGATCGCAAGTCGCTGCGCGGGTTCATAATGTTCCACGCGAGATCATCCACGCCAAACTCTGCGATCACGGTGCTGTCATACACCTGGACGTGCGATACGCGCCCGCGCATCTGCTCTGGCGTCATGTGCTCTACGTCCGCGACAGCCGGTCGAATCGTTTCGCCGGGCAAGCAAATGAAACGCGAGACACGCCCACTGCGGTCACGGATTTTTTCAAAGCACCATTGGTCGTACGTGAGTACGTCACGCACAGACTTTTTCACGAACGTGCGGAAGTTGTCGCGGTCGCTCGCTCGCTCACCCGGCAAAAGGTATCCGGTGTTTTCGAGCATCGCCTCAAGCTCGGCAGCTTTCGCGGACTCGATAGGAGTCATGCTCTTGCTGTTGTCGCGCCGATCGCGAAGCTGTACTCTGTATCCCTTGTCGTAAGCGCCTTGCTGTGGGCGCGCGAACTGCGCGATCTGATTCGTGCGCAGTTGCAGGATCGCTGCGATCACGGTGTTCTGCACACTCATGTTTCGCAGCGTCTCGTATGTCATGCTTGACGGGCGTTGCCGCCAACCGCCCCAGTCCATCACTGAATACGGATCGTGAAACAACGCGCGCGGCTTTTCCTCGGTAGGCTCTGCGAGTCCACCCTCTTCCATCGCCTTGCGCATGTCGTCAAACGGCACGTCGTCGTCGCTGACGCCGATCCATTCACCGACACGCTTACCTAGATCGTCAATGATGCCCATGTCATTTCCCGCACAAGCATTGCGCACGCATGTTGAACTGCGACTTGTGCATGTGATCCCCATGAATCGTGCACGCTGGATTCCACGCAGTGATTACCGGCTCATCCAGGTACTGCCCCAGCGTGAAGTCTCGCAGGCCAAGCGCGGGTCGGATACGTGCCGACTCTCCGTCGTCAAACTTGATCAGCGGAGTCTCGCGCAGTGTCATGGGTCGACGCGCATCCGGCTCTTCGCGCACGTTCATGCGTGGGTCGAACGACTTCTGCGTTGGGGCGTTTCGGACTGCCTGCACAGCCGCCGTTTTCTCTATACTCGAAACCAAATTCCCTGCGAAAGTCTTCAGAACATCCTCACGCATGCTCCAGTTATTACCGCGCTGCCAGGGGCTCTTGCCCTTCGTCTGCACCTGTGCGCGAGTGAACGCAGCCGTTTGCGTGTGTCGCTGTCCGGTGACGGACGTGGCTTCGATAGTGAGCACGAACGGGTGCTCTTTGTCCTCTCTCCAGTCGGGGTTCTCTCTGAAAGTAGCGGTCCACCTACCTGCGTGTTCGTGGTCCACAAGATCAACGCTCGTGGAGTTGCCGTTGCCCTTGACGCGCAGCTTCGACAGCTTGTCGGTAATCGAAGCCGCATCGGGCAACTGCGGCGTCACGGGCTTCCGCGTAGCCGATCGCTTGTACTCGTCTCGAAACTCAGATTCGTTTCCGAGATCGGGCTTCCGCGTAGCCGATCGCTTGTACTCGTCTCGAAACTCAGATTCGTTTCCGAGATCGGGCTTCCGCGTAGCCGATTGCTGATCAGCAGGCACAGGATGGTTTGCCAATTCAGCAGCACCAGCAGCATCGTCCGCATACGTGTAGATCCAACCGCCCTTGCCGTCCGCTGTGCGCGTCGTGTACTTGTGCCCGGCGCGCATGTCGCTTGCTGCCTTCGACAGATCACGTAGCGCGTCGATCGCGTCCATCATGTTTC